AAAATTATCGGTCAGGATATTTTGATCTAACTGAGGGGCAAACATGTTTAACGTTAGCGGTTTTGGTACAAGTGTAAATATTTTAGCCTCGGTTACTTATCCGATAGGTTTGCAAATCACACAATTTGCGGATAATTCAGATCCCGTTGATGTACCATCATTACAAATTGGTGATGTGGCAATGGGGTTAAATGGTGATTTAATTACTTGGTCAAAAGCCAATCCAATTAAGGTCACCATTTCCGTCGTGGCTTTTAGTGAAAATGACATAGCGTTATCTATTCTTGTTGCTGCAAACAGAGTAGGACGAGGCAAAATTAGCGCTAGAGATGTAATAACCATGGTTGTGTCATACCCACCAGAATCCAATCGAACACCAACTACATTGATTAACGGAATTATTACCTCAGGTGTCCCGTTAGCTCCGGTTAGTTCTGATGGTCGATTAAAAACACGTAGTTATGAGTTTAGTTTTGAATCTTACGTCGGCGTATAATTTGTTTTGAGAACTACATAATAATGTTACAATAAATCATTTTTATGTGGTTCTTATGAATAAATGCACAATTTGCTTTAAAGAATATTTTAGAAAAAATACATTAACACGATGCTCTCCTTGCAATAAAATTTATATGAAAGAGTATAGAAAAAATAATTTAGAAAAAGTAAAGGCGTCTCAAAAAAAACATTATGAAAACAATAAAGATATAGTTATTAGCAAAGTTAAAGCATATTCTTTGCTTAATAAAGAAAAAATAAAAAAAGCATCGTCTTCTTATTACGACAGAAATAAAGCAAGATTAATAAAGAAAACAAAGCAATGGAAAAATGAAAATTTAGATCGACATAAAGAATTGGTTAGAGTGGGTTGTTTGAATAGAGTGGCAAGATTAAGATGTGCTGAAGGCTCGCATACGATTGATGATATTAAGTTATTATATTCTGATCAAAATGGACTTTGTAATTTTTGCAAAAGAAGTTTGTCAGAAGGTTATCATGTAGATCATATAAAACCTTTATCAAGAGGAGGAAGCAATTGGGCGAATAATTTACAATTATTATGTCCTCACTGTAATTGCTCCAAACATGCTCAAACGATGGAAGAGTTTATTAATAGAAAAAATAATTATATTGGAGTTTAAGTTTTGTTAAGAGAACCATTTGATAAAGAAATAAACGGCAAGACATTTACATTACACAAATTAACGACCCGTGTGGGTCGTTTAATTATGGCTAATTATTTCGCCTCAGCTTCAAACAAATTAGAAGATTATGAAAAAAGCGAAGATTTAGTTTTAAAGTTAATGAGTTTTGTAACAGTTAAAAATAACGCCGGAATTGCAATGGCGCTTACAAACTGGGACATTATAAACAATCATGTTGAAAACGCTGAAGTATTAGCTGATTTAGAAATAGCTATGTTGAAATATAATTTTAGTTTTTTTCAACCCGAGGGAGCCTAGATTTTATCAACAAGCTTCATTCTGAAGCCCCCTCGATAGAATATAAAAATGTCGATCCTTTTATCGGCGTTATTGTGGCCAGTGGTAAAGCGACATTAAAAGAACTAGAAGAATGGTATACGCTAGAAGAAGCCTATGATTTGTATGAAATCATAGCTACAAATCGTTACAATGAATATTTAGCCATGGAATACGCACAAAAAAAAGGGAGTAAAAGGTAATGAATCTTGAGACACTTTACATCCTTTTTCGGGCGGATACCGATGATCTAAAAAAGGGTTTAAAAGAAGCTGAAAAAGAAATTGGCAAACTTGAATCATCTTTAAAGCGAACCGACAAAAGCGCAGAAAAAGTAGGTGGCTCATTTCTTAAATTCACCCAATCAGCCGCCGGTTTCGCCGCAACGTCAGCCGCTGCCATTTATTCTATATCTCATTTTAAATCCGCCTTAGATTTTGGTGTGAATCTTAGCCAAACATCCAGATTACTAAACGTTAATACAACAGATTTACAAGCATGGGGAAACGCCGTAGAGCTTGCTGGCGGTGACGCGGCACAATTCCAAAACACTTTAAAAGGCTTAGCTAGCAAGTTCGGCACAAGCCCTGCCACGGCTCTTAAAGCGTTACCTTTATATAGCGACCTGTTTCATAAATTAAGTCCTGCACGCGCTCAACAAGTGGGTCATCAACTTGGTTTTGATGAAGGCACTATTTTGTTACTGCAACAAGGTCGTCGCGAAGTTGAAGATATTATTAAGCGTCAAAAAGAACTGGGTTTAGTGACTGAGCATGATTCTGAATTGTTTAATAAATTTAGGGTGTCTTTGGTTGAGACCAAGCAAGCAAGTCAGGTTTTGTTCAATCACTTAGCCGCTGATGCGTTGCCTATTTTAATTAAATTACAAAAGATAGCGTCTGAAAGCTTTTTGTACGCTGATAAACATCGAGGCGTAATAGAAGGAACAACGGCAGCTCTTGGCGTAGGGTCTCTGATTTTACTTTTAAAATCAAAATTAGGAAGATCAGCGCTATCTAAATTAGGCCCATTAGGTGCCGTCTTTGCTGCAAACGCTGCTTATGAAGATATTAGTTCATTTTTCAAAGGAAATTCTAAGACAGCTTTAGGTGCTGTAACAGGAGTAGGATCCGGTGGCTTTCAAAGCTACGCGCAAAAAGTGAATAAAGCAAAAGAAGAAAACAGTTTAATAAATTTTAGCACAAAAATATTAGAGACATTATTGTTTTTTAGACATAAATCCTCCTTAAATTTTAACCCAAATACTGCTTCTTTGTTAGGCATAAGCCCATTATTAACAAATGGAGCAAACGCAGCACCACAAATTAATTATAATCTTGGTCCAACCACAATCAACACACAGGCTAATGATGGAGAGGGGTTGTTGACGAGTTTACAAAATTACACTAACGGGCATTTTGCACAAGCGACGAACTTTTATTCACAAGGAACTAAAGCATAATGGCCGCCAATTTAATTGATTTAGCTTTAGGTGCGTTGTTGCCAAGTTATGCGACAGATACAGTTGCGATCTTTACTCAAGATTATGCGCAAGTATTAAAACACGCAAGACCTTTAAAAGTTGTAGTAAAAGAATCAGCAAAAGTAATGGAGCATCCAATTGAAACTGGGGCCACCATTGTTGACCATAGAATTATTTTACCGGTAGAAATAGAACTATCTCTAATTATTCCGAGATACTTGTATCATAATGAATATGACTTGCTAAAAGGTTATTATTTAAACAGCACGCTATTGACGATACAAACACGCACAGGCATTTATACAAATCAGCTGATTCAGTCAATGCCACACGAAGAAGACGCGTCCCAATATGATGCAATAGCAATTGCTATGAGCACGAAACAAGTACAGTTTGTGATGGCGCAATTTGTAACAACACCTAAAAACAAATCAAATTCAAACACAGTCTCCACAGGTATGCAACAAGGAAAGCCCGCAACGCCTCAGCAATCCACGCTTCTTTTTGACGCTGGTAAATACGCTTCGGGCGGATTAAAGTCTTTGTTTAGCGGAGTATTCGGATGATACAGATACCTTTGCAAGCCATTCCTAACCAATCGTTATCCATTGCGTTGAACGGGATTAATTTTGATTTAAGTATTCATTCATGCAATAACACGCCATTAGTAGCGGGTACGGCATTTATGACGGTTTCAATTGTCGCAAGTGGGGTTTTGATTGTAGATAATGTTAGAGCAGTTCCTGCGACGGGTTTGATTGGATATCAATACTTAGAGCAGGGCGATTTTTACTTCATAACAGATAATGACGAATATCCAGATTATAATTTGTTTGATAATAATCAGGCTTTGATTTATGCGTCACAAGCTGAATTGGAGGCGATTGTTAATGGCAGCTCTTGATCCACGCATTATCAGCGTATCTTTAGAAGTAAATGGTAAAACAAAAGTTTACACTGCAGAAAACTCTGCTCCTTTAAATATCATTGCAACTGGCACAAAGTATGGAAATGCTTTGCAAAACGAGGCACAAGTAACGCTTACGAATTTAGACAAAACAACCCAAGATTACATTTTATCTGAAACGACGCCATTTAATTTAAACGCTTCAGCTAAAACAATATCCGTACGAGCGGGACGTCAATCTTATGGCACAGCATTAATTTATACCGGTAATATTGTAAGTTCTTCAGTAACGCAACCGCCGGACATTGGTGTCATTTTAAAATGTTTAACTGGTAATTTTTTAAAAAATAATGTTATTTCGCGCTATCAAAACGGCATTGCTAGTTTTAAAACTATTTCGGCACAGGTTGCGCAAGATAATAATCTTATTTTAAATTTTCAAGCTAGTGATAAAAACATTTCAAATTATAATTTTACGGGCAGTTCTGTTGATCAAGTACAATCATTGAATGCCATGGGCGGAATCAACGCGTTCATAGATGGAGATACGCTGGTAGTAAAAGACGCGTTGATACCTTTATCAGGCACAACACGATTATTAAATGCAGAGTCAGGCATGATTGGTATCCCTGAATTTACTGAGCAAGGATTAAGGGTTACGTTTTTGTTAGATAATAAAACTGTGGTTGGGGGTGGGTTAGAGATACAATCAGCAATTTATCCTGCGATCAATGGTCATTACGTTATTTATAAATTATCATTTAATGTGACGGCACGAGATATTCCTTTTTATTATGTGGCTGAATGCACTAGGGTTGGATCATGAAGAACAATACACCTAATTTAGATCCCGCCAATAATTACACCTTAGTGGGTGTTCTCCAAACCGCTTTAAACAACTTTCAGCAAGCAATGCAAGGAATGCTACCTGCACAAGTCGTTAATTATGATCGCGCTTCTAATCGCGTCTCAGTGCAGTTAATGGTTAATGTTATCATGACTAACGGACAATCGATTGAGCGAGCGTTGCTATCAAGTATTCCTGTTATGATTATGGGTTGCGGTGCGTTTTCAATAAGCTTCCCAGTTAAATCTGGTGATTTTGGTTGGGTATTAGCAAACGATCGTGATATTTCGACATTTCTACAAAACCTACAACAAAATTATACGGATTCATCAGCACCGCCCAAACAAACAACAAACCCTAATACAACTCGTATGAATAATTTTGGCGATAGTGTTTTTATTCCTGATACGATGAAAACCTTTAATGCTAGCAATATTCCTGATGGATATGTGTCTATCCAGAGTAATGACCCGTCGCATAAATTATCTATACAATTTGGTTTAAATACAGTAACTACAGCCTATGAAATAAACGTTAAAGCAGATAGGATAAATCTATCGTTGAACAATCCAACCACGGGCTACGTAATTGTTGACGGCAATTTGTGGGTAAAAGGCATGGCAGGAAACACGCTTGGTGTATTTACCCCAATACCCGTAGAACCTCCTTACGTTCCATAGGATTATCATGGTCATTACTATATCGGCAAATGTTAACAATAATATTCCTGGCGTTGCAGCTAATGATATTTATTTAAATCAATTTGGAAATATATCATTAAGCTACGATCAACAAGCGATTTTGCAGCAATGCGCACAAGCAGCACAAACAATTTTAGGAGAATGTATATTTAATACCACCATCGGCATACCGTTCGAACAAACCGTGTGGGGTGGAATTAAAAACGAATTACAATATCAGGCTGCATTACGTCAGGCTTTTTTGGCCGTAAATGGCGTTACAGAAGTAGTTTCCTTAATGACTAGTCAAACAGGTAATACTTTGACATATAATGCTGTAATAAAAACAATTTATGGCTCGGGAGCAATTAATGGCTGATGTTTATAGTTATGTGCCAAGTACAGGCGTTATTGTTCCTGATACTGCAACGATTCAAGCAGACGTGCAAAACGAATATCGAGCGCTTTTTGGCGATGATATGGTTAGAGATGCGCCAAATACTCCACAAGGATTATTAATTAATGCGGAAACACAGGCACGAATTGCTGTAGTTGATAACAATGCAGCATTAGCAAACCAAATAAACCCTAATTTTGCAGGCGGTATTTTTCTAGATGCTATTTTGAGTCTCATGGGCAGTCAACGAAATACATCTACTGAGTCATTGGTTCAATGTACATTAAATGGTGTTATTGGGACGGTTATACCGGAAGGGTCGCAAGCAATGGACGCCAATGGCAATTTATGGCAATTATTGACTACCACTACATTGCCGTTATCAGGAACAATTGACGCACCTTTTGCGGCTGTTGAACCTGGCCCTATTACTGTTGCGGCTTCAAGTATTACAATTATTGTAAGCAATGTATTGGGGTGGGAAAGCGTAACTAATGCTGCTATACAAACGTATTTAGGAACGTTAACACAAAGCGACGTACAGGCTAGACAATTTAGAAACAACACGCTGTTTTTGCAAGGTAATTCGTTAGCAGGAGCTATTATTGCAGGATTATATGCAACAACAGGCGTACAAAGTTTGTCATTTTTAGAAAATATAACGTCTGGATCGTTAACCATCCCACCGAGTGGCCCAGGTGGCGTCACTTTAACAGCTAATTCTATCTATGTGTGTGTTAATGGTGGAACAGATAGTGCGATAGCGTCGACATTAACTGCAACAAAAAGCGGTGGGTGTGGTTATTCCAATGGCGCTAGCGCAACAAATGTTAGTGTGTCCTATGTTGTGCCGATTAGCGGACAGACTATTATGGTGTTGTTTGACAGGCCCGATTCAATTGTTATTAGTATAGAAATCACGGTTGTTATTAATACACCGATACAAAACCCAGAAACTACGATACAAAATGCTATATTAAAATACGCAGCAGGCGAGGTGAATGGGCTAGCCGGTTTTGTTGTTGGTCAAAATGTATCACCGTTTGAAATTGCCGCCTCTGTTGGGATTCAGTATCCAGGCGTTTATGTACAAGATTTGCAAATTAAAAACGTGACCAGCTCGGGTAGCTTTGTACGTACAGAATTGCCTATTTATAAATATCAAATTCCTACGATAGTTATAGGAAATATCGCGGTAACTGTAGCATGAACATACAAAAATTTGATTATTCTACAGATGTACTTGCGGTTAATTTGTGGCAATACGATAACGCGACAAATTTATTAGGTTTGATGAAATTCAAGCAAGCATGGTTAGATCAAAATCAGACATTATTTTGGGAAAAATGGTACGACAATGTATTTAATTTAGCCAGCCCAACCATAACATTATTTGGATTGTCTGTATGGTCTATTATTTTAAACGTCCCATTGTTTGCGCCCATAGGCTCGGTTCCTTCAAATGAAATATGGGGGTTTAATGAGTTCGATCCCACCTTTCCAGATTATGTCAACGACAATGTAAATTATGATAATGGCGTGTTTGGTGATGCTCAAGTAACGTATTTATCATTACCACAGCAGCAATTTCTGCTGATGTTAAGATATTTTGATTGCATTACTCGTGGTTCGATGCAAGATTTTATACCCATTAATTTTAAAACAGATTTACCCACATCGTTTTTATATCAAGACAATTTCAGAATAAGCATTAACACCTATTTGCAATATTTATGTTTTAATTTTGCCGAGCGAATCGGTTACGGCACAAACACGATTGTATGTTTAGACAATTTAGATATGACGGTTACTTATCATTTTAGTGATATCAATGCGTTTCCTGTTGCATTATACAATGCAATTTTAGCTTTAGATTTGTGGCCGAGACCCGCGGGCGTATCGGTTTTATTAACTTAAACACGGGCTTTTAAAATGACTGTACCTGTACCGAATAAATATTTTTTATATCCTTTTGGTGTGTTGGGAGACGCTACAGCTATCCCAGAAACGGGTACAGGTTCTTCATCTGTAAATTATCAATACGGGTGGACAACGCCTTATTCTTTGCCTAACGCTACAATCGGCTCTTTACCTGTCCCTCGTTTGCAAATGAATCAATTAATGTTTGATGTGACTTATGCGTTAAAACAATTACAGACGCAAGGCTTTCCATTGTGGGTATCCGTTGCTGACGGAGGCCCTGCCGATTATCCTATTTATTCCTACGTTTCTTATGACACAGGCAGTGGTGTACAAATATGGGAAAGTCAAGTCGCTACAAACACTTCAGTTCCTGGTGCCGATTTAAATTGGGTTGCAGTGAGTGGTGGTTCGCAATGGGTGCCTGTAGGTACTGTTATTGATTTTGCAGGCCCGATTGTACCTAGTTTTTATTTTGCGTGTGACGGTACAACAAAAAGTCGTACGACTTATGCAAAATTATTTAATGCAATTACACAAGTGCAATCTGGCAGCACAACAATCAGCATGACCACCGTGACTGGATTAACCAATGCCAGCACGCAGATGTTTGCTGGAATGGTTGTTGAGGGCGCTAATTTACAGCCTAATACAACGATTGCATCCATTACAAATGATACAACGATTGAATTAAGTTTAGCAGCTACGGCTACAGGTGCGGCTAATATACGGTTTTTTACTTATGGTGCGGGTGATGGCTCTACGACGTATACTTTGCCGGATTTTAGAGCTTATGTAACCGCTGGGGCCGGTGGAGTCGGTATTCCTATTGCTGGAAATCCGACATTGTTGGTTACAGGTCAAAAAGGCGGATCCTCTGCTCACGCTCTTACTGTTGCTGAAATGCCGAGTCACAATCATCCTAGCACTGTTTCTGGTGACGGAGGAAATGGAGTCTGGCTTGGTAGACCTCAAGGAACGGGTGGAGGCGCCGGATTAATTAAAGCATCGAACGGAGCAACTGAATACTCATTGCCGTCACAAGGGAGTAATCAAGCTTCAACTATTGTTCAACAAACCGCCATGGTTCAAAAATGCATTAAATACATATAGGATTTAAATGGAAATAATCTACAAAAAAATTGATGAATTGCATGGGTATGATAAAAACGCTCGCATCCATGGTGATGATCAAATACAACAAATCGCATTAAGCATAAAAAACTTTGGGTTTAACGATCCCATTGAAATAGACGATACAAACACGATACTCAGTGGTCATGGTCGTTTAGCTGCCGCGATCAAATTAGGATTATCTGAAGTGCCTACCATTACTCATGGGCATATGGATGACGATCAACGCAAAGCTTATATTTTAGCTGCTAATCGTATTGCTATGAATTCCACATGGGATAATTTGTTGCTCAAAGAAGAATTTTTGACATTGCAAGACCATGCTTTTGATTTGAGTTTAACGGGTTTTGGTGATGATGAGATTTTTGAAATATTAGATGAACATGAAATCGTTGATTCAAAATCACCTGACAATCAAAAATATAATTCAGTGTATGAAATTATTATTGAGTGCAACGATGAAAACGAACAAGAATTAATGTTCAATCGTTTTCAAGAAGAAGGATTAAAATGCAGAATTTTAAGTAAGAGTGTTATTGTATGACAAGAACTAGAACATTCAGACACCCGAACAGTCCTAAAAAAAAAATAGAAATCACGCCTGCATTTTTAACAGAAGTAAAAGCATTGGTTAACGCAGGAATGACCAACAAACAATTAGCCGAATATTATGGGGTATGCGAAGATACATGGTACAGATATAAATCAGACAATGAAGAATTAGAATTAATAGTTAGAACAGGAAAAATGCGCACAACAGCAGTTGTGGCCGGGCATTTATTAAAATTATGTCAACAAGACAATGTCCCCTCAATTATTTTTTATCTTCGCACTCAAGGCCGATGGACAGAGGCCAAGGAGCCTGAAGACGACACAGAAAATAAACCCATCGAAAAAACCGTCATTAAAGTGACAGATCCAATCGAAGCGGCTAAGATATACGAAGAATTCATGTTAAAAACTTAGTCTAGTAAATCATGAGGATTCACTATGTCCACAGTAACCGCAAGCAATGGCGTCGAGCTACAGATTAATGCTTTAGAGCAAACCTTTACATGGGATGGAAGCATTATTTCAACTATAACCGTCGTGTATAATTCAATCACATACATACAAACGTTTTCAAACGACGGAACTAATATAACCGATATTTCACAGTGGGTGGCCCAATGATTGACGGCGCTGGTGATTTTATTAAGTGGGCCTCAGCCTTAGGGTACATACCAGGAGGAGGCGGAAGCGGTGGTGTAACACCCCTGCAAGTACAGCAAAACGCATTTAACTTTGCTGCCGGACTCGGTGCCGACGATCACTTTGTCGTAAATTTATCACCAGCGGTATTAACACTTACAAACGGCCTTCCTATTTACATGGTATCTGGGTTTACTAATTTAACTACTACGCCCACATTAAAAATTAACGCATTGCCTGAAAAATTAATTGTATCAACCTCGGGAGAAGCCTTAATAGTTGATGACATCCAGGCCGGGGCCGCCTATTTATTTATCTATTCATCAGCTGACGATAATTTTCAATTAATAAACCCATCGATTTCCAACGCAAACGCTTATTTAGTACAAAAAAATTATTTCAATTACGCCATAGACTTTGGCGCAGCTGATGCTTACGAAGCAAATTTTCCATTTGCGCCGCTAGTGACTTTAGCAGGTGGATTAAGCGCTATTGTACAAATTGATAATACCAACACAGGGCCATCAACTTTAACGCTAAACGGCCAAACAGCGCCAATTGTTGGCATCAGTGGTGGCGCATTAATTGCTGGAGAAATAATCGGTGGTGGTATATCTGAATTTATTTACTCAGATAATTACGCCGCGTTCATATTATTAAATTCAGCAATAACACCTGGTGGTGGGACGGTCGGTAATGGGGCCATCAATAACCTCGCTTATTATGCGGCAAGCGGTAACACCATTAGTTCGCTCGCAACATTAAACAATGGCGTTTTAATTACCAGCAATACTGGTGTGCCGTCGCTTTTGGCTAATGGTACGGCTGGATATGTTCTAACTGCAAATAGTGGCGCGTCTCCTTCATGGCAAGCACAGGGTTATTTGAGTAATGCTGTATTATTAAATCCATCAGCACCGCAGACTATCGGAGGATTTGGGTTAACCATTTCAGCCGGCGGTATTACAGTTAGAGACTCTATAAGAAGCACCACAAATAGTATTTATGCGGGGTCTTCTGGTTTTTCAGGAGGTTATTATTCGTATCCTTCAACTGCGTCTAGCGGATATTTGCAATTATCGGCCACAAATAACGCTGGTGATTTCGCGGGCATATTAACGAATGCTTCTCTTTCTGCTGCAAGAGGATGGGAATTGCCCGACGTATCAGGAACAATTGCTTTAACAACCACTGCCGTATTGTTAAATCCTGCTGCTGACCAAACAATTGTAGCTCACAATCTAACTATCTCTAACGGTGGGTTGACGACAGCGAGCGATATTTTAGTAAATAGTATAACTGTGGGCGTTGGTGCTTATCGTGATGTTGGTAATACCAATTTAGCTGTAGGAGTCGGTGCATTATCAGGAAACGCCACAGGAACATCAAACACCGGAATCGGTTTTGCGGCTTTAATTGGTACAGTAAGCGGAAATGGTAATACTGCGGTAGGAACAGGGGCAGCTCAAATAAATGACGGCACCGGAAATACGTTTACAGGTTCAAATTCTGCTGCTCTTTTAGGTATTACATCCAATGGAGATTATAATACTTTTTTTGGTTGCTCAACGGGATTGGCGGGAGCGGGAGTTGGAGCGCAGGATTTTCAAGGTGGAAATAGTAATACTTTTGTAGGGTTTAATGTTACTGGTAATAGTTACGACCAAAACGGAACGATAGGAATTGGTGCGTTGGCTGTAGCTGATGCTGCAACGGGCGTCCTATCAACCCAGTTTGGTTCTGGAATATCCATAGGCTCTTCCTCTTTCCCCGTGGGATTCAGGGGAGACGGTACACCTATACCGGCTGGGGGCGCTCATTATTGGCGAATGAAAATTAATGACGCGTATTACGACATTCCTATTTTACCAGATGCAACAACAATCTCCTGGCCGTCAACAGGAACACTCGCCACAACTAGCGGAAGCCCATTTGTATTTGTCGTAGGGCCAGACAGCATATACACCACCATTTCTTCAGCAATGACCGCAGCCGCTCTGGTAGGTACTTCTTCACAACAGTGCTTAGTATTGATTCAACCGGGTATTTACGTAGAAAATATAACGCTTGCATCATATGTTAGCGTAGTGGGCGAAAGTGGAAAAGACGAAAGTTCAGTTATTATTCAAGGTAATACTTTATATAATGCATCGGAAGCAGGAAACATTTCTTTTTCATTAAGTAATTTATCCTTTATTACTCCACTAAGCGGCGGATCAGCTTTAACTATTTCAGGCAGCAGCACATTAAATGTATACATCAATAATTGTATAATTAATGGTTTGTATGGGAACGCTTTTGTATTCAACAACCCGAACAACGGTTATTTAACTAACTGCACAGTCACAGCGGGAGGTGGTTATAGTTGCTTCATAATAAGCGGTGGGATCGTAAAAGTTAATGATTCTAGTATTTCCACATCAAACACAACATCAAAAATATCTGCAAACGCAACATTAGAATTTAATTACTGTGTTGTTAGTGATTCGTATGATTTAACAGACACATCCGTAATAATGGCTAATTACAGCACATTTACTGGCATAAATCTTACTTATATCTTTAATGTAGACGCATCAGCTTCCGCTGAAGTATCTTTTCTTGTTGTAAACAGCAATGACGCCTCAGGAAATTGGGTGGTGGGAACAGGCGCACTGCTTTATAACGCAATTTATCCGATTGGTGGAAGCTCTGCTCATATTGACCCTGGATTAATAATAATAAGCAGCGACTTTCTTGTTGGCAACCTTGTTCTTGGAGCAATGTTAAATCCACAATACGGTGGAACCGGAATAAACAATGGTTCAAAAACCATAAATTTAGGCTCACCAACCTCTGGTTATTTGCTTACAAGCGACTCGTTAGGTAACGCCACTTGGCAAGCCGGGCCTGCTCCCGCAGTTAACCCATGGATATCAATAACCACAAACAGTTATTCCGCGGCAGTTAATACGAATTATGTAGTAAATACAGCATCAGGACTAACTACCATCACTTTGCCAGCTGTAGCGGCATTTGGAGCAACAATATCATTAGAAGGTATTGCGGCAGGTGGTTGGTCGCTTGTAGCCAATTCCGGTCAGACAATAATTTGCGGAATTGACACGTCATCCGTAGCCGGAAGTATATCAAGCATTGATGCTAGAGATGGTCTTCAATTGGTTTGTATTGTCGCCAATACCACCTGGAAAATAAGAAACATAAGCACAGGGTTTAATATAATATAGTTTTTAAAGTAAAAAGTGGGCTTATAAATCATTGTTTTATTGTGAAATATCAGTCTTATGGTTCATTAAATATAAGGAATGTATAAATGGCGATTAATAATAGTATTAATAATACATTGCAACTTAATTTTAAAATTGGCGCTGTATCAGTAACATCGACCGGCACACAGCTTAATTATTTGAATGCTGCTACTGGCGTCACAGGTACTGGTTCAGTAGTTATGGCCAACAGCCCGACGTTAGTTACACCAGCGTTGGGAACTCCTTCTGCATTAATATTGACCAACGCGACAGGTTTGCCTGTAGCTACTGGTATTAGCGGTTTGGGAACAGGTGTCGCGACTGCTTTAGCAGCTGGCGTAACTGGTAGTGGTAATATTGTATTGGCTACAAGTCCAACTTTAGTTACTCCTGCTTTAGGCACACCATCTGCGTTAGTTTTGACCAACGCTACTGGCTTGCCATTAAGCACCGGGGTCACAGGAAACTTACCTGTTACCAATTTAAACAGCGGTACTGGCGCTACATCAGGTACTTTCTGGCGTGGAGATGGTACATGGGCTGTTCCTGGAATGATATTTTTCAGTCCGGTTGCAGGCACTTCACAAACGTTGGTTGCGTCTACAAACTACTTTACACAGAATGTAGGATTAACAACATTTACATTACCTGCTACTGCGGCTGTTGGATCTACAATTGAAATTGTTGGTTATGGTACAGGCGGATGGACAATTACTCAAAACTCTGCGCAGAGCATTCAATATGGCGTTGTGAGCACTTCTGTGGGTGTAACGGGCGCATTGTCATCTACAGCAGCCACAGACCAAGTCATTTTGTTGTGTGTTGTTGCGGACACCACTTGGGTTGCTAGCAGTCCAATGGGTTCTTTAGACGCAATATAGTAGTACTTGATGTCTATAGATATCACTTGCAAACTGGTATCTATAGACATTACTTTATTTATTAAAATTTATTTGGGGTTTTCATGACTATGATTAATAACAGCATTAACAATACTTTGCAGACCCCATTTAAAATTGCGGCTGTAAGTGTAACGACTACAGGCACGCAACTTAATTATTTAAACGCAGCTAGCGGAACGACGGGCACAGGCTCTGTTGTGTTTGCTACAGCGCCAACACTGTCTTCTTTAACGTTATCAAGTCCTCTAGCCGTTACAAGCGGTGGTACGGGTCTTGCGTCTACAGTTGCCAACCAGATTCTTTATAGTTCTGCTACAAGTACGGTTGCGGGATTAGCTACAGCTAATAGTTCCGTGCTGGTGACGAGCTCAGGTGGCGTTCCTAGCTTAAGTACAGCGTTACCATCTGGTTTAACGACAACGTTGTTTTATCCTCAGAATGTTATTGAAGGATTTCAAAGCGTTGCGTCTGCTGGTGGTGTTACAACATTAATAAATACATCGCCACAAACGTTAATCATAACCGGTATTACCATTCAAACCGTTGTTTTACCTAACGCAACCACTTTAACTTTAGGCCAAACATTTACAATTAATAATAATTCCACCGGTGTTGTAACAATTCAATCAAATGGTGGTGCAACTATAACCACCATGAAAGCAAATAGCTTTATAACACTGACCATTTTAAATATTGGGACATCCACAGGGCAATGGGATTGGCACTGGTCATTGCCACCTTTATCTGTAAATTCAAACGGATTTTTAACCGTTGCTTACGGTGGTACTGGCGTAGGTTCTTTTACTGCTTATGGCTTGATAGCAGCTGGTACTACAGCGACAGGCGTACAGCAGTCTTTACAAACTGGTACTGCCGGACAGCTATTGCAATCTGGTGGCGCAGCAGCATTGCCAACATGGACTACAGCTACCTTCCCAAGTGGATCAGGTACGCTCAATCACATGTTGCGCTCAGATGGCACGAACTGGGTTGAGACTACAGCGACTACATTAGATGCTTTGGATGTGTTTAGCGGGATTAGTGAGCTTAATGTTAGTAATTTGCGTCTTAATGGCAATACGATTTCTAGCACGGATACCAATGGGAATATTGCATTAATACCCAACGGAACGGGCTCCGTATTAATAGGCTCTCCAACTGCAATACAATCATCTACCTCTACAATCTTTAGACAAACAATAGCCAAAAATGGTACGCAAGCTATTTTTAATCTTGGCGCATTCATCAACAACTCGCAAGGACCGAGATTTGCTTTTGTAAAATCCAGGTCAACAACTATAGGCGCTTTTACCGCTGTACAAAGTGGCGATGTTCTTGGTGGTTTACAATGGGCCGCCGATGACGGTACAGGTTATGTTAACGGTGGTGGCTTGTTGTTTTTGGTTTCGGGCGCAATTAGCACCGGCGTCATCCCTTCTGCGCTTGTTATATCAACTACAAACACTTCTGGTGTAGACACTACCGCTATAACAATTAGCAATAATCAGACAGTAACATTTAGAAACAACGCAATCTTAGGTCAATCAGGAAGAAGCGGAGCACTAACCAGCTATCCGTCCAATGCATCCGCAGGACTATTACAATTAGCAGCGGCTAACAATGCAGGAGATTTTTCTAACCTTTTGACTAACGTCAGCACCACAGGATCAAGAACTTGGTCACTACCTGATGCAACCGGAACAATTCAACTTGTCGGAGGTTCATTAGGCGCAGCAACGGCAACAAGCCTAACATTTTCACCTACAACTGGCGGTATCATCGGCACAACAACTAATGACAACGTATCGGCCGGAACGGTTGGTGAGTTAGATAGCACTGTTGTATTACTTGGATCTGCTGTAAGCTTATTAACTCTAACACCTATTGATGTTGTAACTTTAGTGCTACAACCTGGCGACTATGACGTTTGGGGTGAAGTGTGGTTCGATGTGAATGGTGCAACTATTATATCTTCTATTCAAGTTGGTATTAATACAACTACCGCAACAATAGCAACAACTCCTTCTGAAAACACATCAAACACTTCATTTCCGGTTACATTGGCGGCAGGTGTCGCTCCTACAATGACTCTTGGTCAATGTAGAATATCTGTAGCAACAGCTACAACGACCACAGTGTATTTAGTAGTAAACGCCACATTTACCGTAAGCACCTTGTCAGGATACGGTAAAATCTTAGCAAGAAGACGTCGCTAATATACAAACGATGTCAGTATAGTATTTTTAGTTTATAATATTAATAATATATTTTTGAAAAACAATTTAAATTAATAAGGGATATGAGATGTCATTAACAATTGAATCATTAAAATCTAGAATTGCAGAATATGAACAAGAAATTGTAAAAACTGTAAATACACATGCGACTCTAGTTGGCGGGTTAAATGAATTAAATCAATTACTATCGTTAGCGGGCGATGTAGCTGAGGTTTTAGATCCGGAAGCTGCAGTTGTGATTGAAGAAGCAAATGAAGTTGTTAATGAAGTTGTTAATGCCGTAGATCAAAATTAGTAGTATTATATACCCAAGCTAGGTTTTCTTCCTTCCTCGCTTACACAAAATGCCGTGGTATCCGTCCACGGCATTTTCACATGAGGCATGATATGAAATATCATCATAAGCTCAGTCTCTTTTTGATTTGCTTGCTAATCGCAACATTCATTGTTTTTAAAATTGGAAAATCCCATGAAGTTCCTAAGCGTCAGATCGTATATTATTCTGAAAAATTTGATATCCGGGAAGATATTGAAGAAGAACCAGAAACATTTAACGAGGGAAGCGGTGATGAATAACGACGAAGAATTAATTAAACGCATCAAACGCGCAGAAGGCCTAAAATTAACGCTATACAAAGATTCTTTAGGGTACGCCACCATAGGCTGGGGAAGACTATTAGACCCAAGGAAAGGCGGGCATATTTCAACTGACGAAGCCGAATTAATGTTAAAGAACGACATAGACGCTTGTAAAACAGAATTATGTGGATTGTCTTGGTACTCGAATCAAGATGATGTTCGCAAAGGCGTGTTAGTAGAGTTAACATTTAACATGGGTTTAGAAAATCTAATGAAATTTAAAAACATGATTGCAGCCTTAAAAACAAAAGATTACAAAACAGCGTCAGCAGAACTTATTGATTCTTTATGGGCTAAGCAAGTGCAACAAAGCAGAATACAAGATATACAATACAGATTAGAACATGGAGCGTATGTTTGAAGCAATTAGAAAGACAACACCAAATAACGGTAATTGATTGGCTAAAATTAGCCACTGATTTGCCATACATTCATACAGCGAATGAACGTAGATGCTCGCCTCAACAAGGGGCTATGCTAAAGCGCATGGGCGTGAGGGCGGGTGTAAGCGATATCTTTATACCAAGAGCCACAGAATTGTTCCACGGGGCTTGGATAGAGCTTAAAGTGGGTCGCAACAAACCTACGCCTGCGCAATTACAATTCATGGGTGATATGATAGCGGAAGGCTATTATGCAGCGTGTGCTTATGATGCTGATGAATGTATTTTAATGATAAAAACACTCTATAACATCAAATAATCAGATATCATTAAACGTCACGCCTTTGCTGAAGTTCGCTCGATGCAAGCGAGGGCGATGACACCGGCAAGAATCAAATAAACCAATGCAAACCACTAGATTATTCAATGAAAACATCAGTATTAATATTTATTTTCTTTTTTTTAGGACGATTTTTTAAATATTCAACAACTGGATTCATTGCTTTATTAACAATGTCCTGCCATGTGATCACTACATTTTTTTTGGCACTAGCCACTCGACCAGCAGTTTTATAAACACGTATTCCGATTGGTTTTCGTTCTTCTTTAATGACTGTCATCAATACTCTCGTTATCATACCTAATCAACAAATCATCCATTTCTATAAAATTCAAATCTAATTCTGATTTATCTTTGTCTTTATCTGTTTTGTTTGGACAAAAAAGATAATCATCTTTTATGGGTCTTGTGTATCTTCGTTCTGAACTAAATTTTTTTCTTTTTATTATTTCGTAATCAGCGCCGTGTTTTTTTTTAATACATTTTTGGGCGGCTTCATTAGTGCATTTTTTGCATCTAGGATATTTGGCAGCAAAAGAAACTTGATCTGCCGTCAAAAACCCATGGTGTATGCATTTTTTCACAAAACCTTCTGGTAGCGGGTCTTTTTTTGGACGATCTAGTGTTTTGTTTTTATTCCATCTAGATAAGTGCAAAGGACAAAAACGAGAAGATTGCACCGAACTAACTGCTGTCTTTGATTTGTATTTTCTTGGTTGTTCACAATCGGGAACAGCACATTTTTCTTTTGATCGATCGATAACTTTAGTCATTGCGATAGTCTTTTTCTTGTTGATAAAATTCCCCAAACAGGGCTTTGACCTGTACACGCATTGTATCGACCTCTTCCTGCATTCTTATAAAATTAAGATTAATTTTTAAATTATCAACAGCAGACTTATATTGTCGATAAGCGCTCTTCAAATGAAAATAAAATATCCACAAAACAGCTATGGCGCCAACCGTACCGCCCAAAATAGAAAGCAAAAACAAATCAACCATATTAGCAGTCATCTTTTCCCCCTCCATGACAAACTTCTTTAAACCGACAGGAAGCACAAACATAATATAAAGGACTTTTGTTAATGCGCTCAGGCGGCTCCGTAGCATCAGATATATCACAAGCCTTAGCTACAAGTTCATGGTAATAAATATCGTCGTAATCAACCCATTCATGATGATACTCAGACGTATCTTTGTTTAGCGCAAGCAGGCACGCCGAATGTATCCCTGTCATGCCCATGTAAGATTGCAATTGTGCAAAATAAGTTTGTGACCAAGCGCGCAAACCATCTTTTTTGAATGAATTAAAACTTGAGTTTTTACATGTTTTAGCCTCAAAAACAACCGGGCAATCACGATTAAGATACAATATAGCATCCATATGACCCTGAAATATTTGTAAATTTTCCTCACGACAAAACAAATAATTATTTATTTCCTCCGGTCGCTCCAATTCAAAACCAAGTTTACCAACATCGTCTAAAATCATATTCTCAAGAATTTTTCCGATTTTAAACGTTGTTCGTAATTGAGGAGAAATAGCATTCCCTTGAATATTATGCAAACCATACCATATGGCCCTGCTACATTCTTTACCAATACTACTTGCCCCGATATAACGTCGGGGATCTTCATGTTCTTGCTTCGAAATGGATTCCGATATAAGCTTGGTAATGTCCATTTTATATCTTCCTTGTATAAAATTAAAACGGGATGTCGTCGTTCAGCTCTGCTTCATTAACGCGTTGATTTCTCGATAACGCGCTATCTTTTTTCTCTACTGCAGCGCGTGGTTGTGGTGGTAATAGCGTGCCTGTTTCTGTTGGTACATCACCGCAAGCGTGCACTTCTGTCACGTGATTTCCGTCAATCATAGAACCATCAGATTTTGCCATGTGCCATTCGCGAATTTTAATCGTTAATGTTTTTCCGTTCATTTCCGCTAGCTCTGCATCTACTGGCGCGTTGTTATGTGACGGCTTGTAGTCGCATAACTTCATAACAAGCATTAACATGTTAAGCGCTCTGTCAATAGCTTCTGGTTTTCCTGCAAAAGCTTTTATTTTTTGCAATACTTCACGGTTTCTAAAATCACCGGAAACAAGTTTCCAGGTAATTTCGAAATATTTGTTTGTTGTTTGCGTGTAGTCGTTATTTTTTTCTACGATAACAAACTTTTTAATCATGGCGTCTGCGACCGTGCCGTCGGGTATTAAAGTAAAATCACCTAAAAAAGCCTCTTCAGCTGCTCCGGTTATTTTGCGACCACTTCCACTAACCCAGAAAGATGTTTGTGTCATTATTTTTTATCCTTGTTATAGAATGGGATGTGTTTTGCGATTGCAGCATAAGACATTTCGATCTCATCTGGAATGGCAAATCTATTCTTAGATACATGTAGATCACTAACGCCCGAATAAATGACGCGTTTATTTGTGCTTTTAACTATCGTTCTACCTGATTCAGTCGACACATGATTCGATTTTAGTTTGCAAAACGCAACCATATCAACGTTGTTAATGTACACGCTGCGCGATAAGTCCGAATTCATTGCGATAGAAAACGTATCAAAATCTTCAGCCTCTGGTGATTTAAACTTTTTAATTTCAACGTGCGCTATGTATACAACTGTGATCCCACGCTCTTTGAACAAATCAAATTTTGCTTTTAATGCGCGATGCAGCGAGGCAGCTTTCAAAAATCCAGCGCCATAACCACCAAAAGCCTGGGCTATTGTGCTCACTTCCTCGCCACGTTTACCTGGTGGGCTTTCGCTAATAGTTCGCGCGACAACCAAAGCATCTAGCGCGGTAATGCTGTCGACAACAATTGTTTTAAATGGCAAATCTTTGATTTCAAGAAGTGCTTTAACATTATTCCACACATCAACATAACTGTGCGCAATGGGTAGCGCCTTAATATTTGTTAATGCATTGTCTTCAGTCAAAACAAATAACGCATCAGGAAATTGCGCGGCTAATGTTGATTTTCCTATCCCTGGAGCTCCGTACAAGATAATTGACGGAGCTTCGGGTTGCGTCGTAATGATGCTATCTAAAATGCTCATAATAACTCTCCATTCATACCGACAAGACCGACATCAGCAGGTTTTTTACCTTCTTTGTATTGTTCGCTTAATTTTTGCTTGCGTATGTGCGGTGTGTTATTTACAACATAAACATCTGAACGCTTGTTAGTCGTTACAATTTTTCGTTCATCATTACGCGAAGAATCATAATACTCACCGGGCTGAACTCGCTCCATGATTACATCATCTGGAATATAAACATAATCCTGACAGCATCCAGCTAAAAACAGACCGGATAAGATTAACATTCGTTTTGGAGTTAATTTATTCATGTTCAACACCATCAATGGGTTGCTTAGCAGATATTTTTATATGTAGTTTTTTTGGGCTTTTAATGCAAAACTCAGAAAGCAATCTTAAATCATCGTTAGAGCCGTATGTTTCACAATCTTTAATTCTTTTTTTGTTTAATTCGTATTTTGTAATCACACGAACAGGATCAAACTTAGGATTAATTAACATCGCATAATCAACATATTTCGCAGCATCAAGCTTGTAATTCCATCCCGTCGTGACAGTTATATTGTAATTACGGAAATGATGAGTATGTGAACCATCTTTGTTGTGACCTAAAAACTCAGATAATCTTTCATTCATCAATTGTTTGGTTTTTTTCCATTCTTCAATCTCTGAATCAGCAAACGCTATATTATTAATTAACTCCTGTATTAGATCATCATTATTAACTTCAATACCATCCATTTTATACCTCTTTAATGTGTCGTTGTGTCGGTAAATGACCAGTCCATTATATTATTATTGATTAATAATAGCAACTAAATTATAATTGATTTTTAACGCAAAACGACGGGGGTAGCGATATGACGCTTGATGATTTGATGGCGCACTACGGTACGATTTATAAAGTATCGAAAGGGTTAGGGTTATCGCCTAGTAGTGCTTATCACTGGTGGCGATTGGGGTACGTTCCGATTGAGACACAAATACGGATACAAGAAAAAACAAATGGTGCTTTGATTGCGGATATTAATCATTGCACTAAAGAATCGAATAACGTGGGATAGATATGACTGAACAGGAAGAGTTGGAAGCTTTTAGGGCATGGAAGCGAGCGAGAGACAAAAATCAATTAGAAGAGATATTTTTTCAGATTGAATCGTCTTTAAACGAGCCGTCTTCTCGCGGATTTTCTCCTAGAATGCCTGGCGAGGCTTATAGATTATTAGCAACTGGTTTGATGTTGCTGAAGAAAGAGTTGATATTAAAATGACAAGATTTGATAACGGCAATGTGAACTTGCCTGCTTATTACAAGCATAATAATGGTGATTTAGAGCCAGTTCATATTTTGGATTATGATGGAAAGGGTAGGGCTTGGGTGAGATGGAAAGATGATTTTGTGAATATTGTTGACTGCGATAGATTGGAGATAATTTGCGATGAATGAATTTAAAAAAGGGGATGCGGTTTATTATTGGTGTAATGGTGGGCATTTAGTTGATGAGTCAATTAGCGAGATGGATCGTACTAAAATAAAAACCCTAACAGGGGTATTTTTAACGGCGTGCGAATATTTTTCAAACAAAACTGATGCAATAGAATATATGAAAGAGTATTTATGGGAATTAGAAAATGAGTGAAACGTTTCATGAATTTTTGGTGAGAACCTGCAAGCCTGCGGTTAATTCTTCCATAATCAGTAAAGACGATCAAATAATGCGATTAAACAACAAAATATATTTACTTGAAAAAAGGATGGAATTCTTGCAAAGCAAGATTAAAAAAGGGGAAAAAAATGTGGATTGAGTTTCAATTATGTTGCTTAAATAGCGAGACCAGGGAGTGTTTAGTTAATTCGGATCATATTGTAGGACTCACTTATTTTATGACCGAAAACGAAGAACCTTTGTTTAAGATTAGTTTTTTAGACGAAGCCGATGAGTTTATGTTTTCTTGTTTAGAAACAGCTATAGCTGTTTACATGGCATTCAAAGACGCATTAAACGGCTATAGCGCAACGATTGACGGTATAGGGTATGTGAAACCATTATCATCCAGTCGTTACGAAAAAGGCACGCTATGCGCGCCTGCAGAGGTTATCGATTGGCATAAAATGCCATGAAAAAACTCACAAAAGCCTTGGCTATGTTTTTAGGAATATCTGCAATTGCGTTGACACTGATTATTGTCGCAGAATGTTTTTTTGATTTAGGACAAAATGACTCAGCAATAATTTATCAGGAGCGGTAATGGAAGACGCAAAAACTATTTTGATTGAGCAATCAATGGAAAACATTAAGAAACTTGAATCGATTTTATGCAAATTTAAAACCGATTTAAGTTCGGACGATTTTGATTTGTTATCTCACGTCTGCATGTCTAGCGAGGTTCTGTGCGCTTATATTTCTACGAGTTTATATGCTGATGTGATAATGATGTATAAACATTATGAAAGACAGTTTAATGTTGATAATTCTGTTGCTCATTGATTAACACAAAAAAAAAGGAAAATATTTTGTACAAAAAAAACACCTATTGGTTTGTTATAAAAAACAAATCAAAAAAAGAAGAATTATTTAAATTTGACGCAGGAACGGAAGTAAGAAAAAAAATAATGGAGTTTATGTATGAATCGCAAGATCAAAACAATGAACTCCGTATGTCATATGTAGATATAGCAAAAGAAATAGGATGCCATAGAGAAAGCGTCATGAAAGCCGTTAAATGGGCTCAAATAAAAAATATTTTAATAAAAACAATGGCAAAACAAAACAAAGTAGAGGAAAGAATAAACAAATATACTTTTATTTTGTAGACAAGTCATTGAAAACAAAGTAAGTTGAACGACTTAAGCTAGAGCAGTAACTCCAGCTCAGGTCGTGAGCGAAGCTCATTGACATAACCGCGATTAATAAGGAATCGGATTATGGGCTATTATTATATTATATTATTACGGAATGACAATAGTTTTGATGAAATATTTTATGCTGATTAGATTGGTAGATTTTTTGTTAAGTAAAAAAAGGATATTAGAAGCGAGAAGTAAATAGGGCATCCCGCCCCGACACGTATGTTGACGCATACGGTGTACAACCTGTAATGCTGAAGGAACAACAGCGAAGGAATGTTATCACATGAGCAATAAAAATACAACACCCGCATCAATAGAAATTACGCCTGCGTATGATAATTACATATCAATCGATTTATCCTCCAAACGCAATATGTCGCTTTATGAAATGGCTGTTTATCAAACACTGCGTTTTGAGTGTCAATTTAGTCAAAAGGTCAGCAAAATCGAACGAACAATCGCATGGATTGCCAAGGAATCCAAATGCAGTGAGAGAAAAGTTTACGATGCATTAAACGCTTTGGAATTTAAGCATTTTGTATTGCAACGTCAAAACGTAAAGAATTTTAAATACGGGAAAGTTAATTCATATCTTATAGCTAAAGATTATGAATATTTTAAACAAAAAGACCAATCATTTTACACCCCTGCATCAAACGACATAGGTGTAAAACAAGAGAACAAGTTACCTGAGCAAATTTCTTACACCCCTGCACCATATGCAGGAACCCCTGCACGAAACGACATACTAAGATCTACATTAGATATACATAAGAAAAACAAAACAATAAACAACACACTTTCACCGCCTGACGGCGATGTATTGCCTGTAAAAGCGGTTGATACTGATTATTCTTACCCAGATACCTTGTATCAAGAGTCCATGCCAGCAACTGAGATTAAAAACAAAGAGTTAAATGCAATTGTTAGTACTAATCCTCACAATATCCCATGCGACATGATTGAAGATTGGGCCCAAGTCAGAAAAGTGGCTCGTAAAAAAATAACAAGAACAGCATGGAACACGATTAATAAGCAATTAGAACTATGCAAACAAAAAGGGATTAGCCCTTTAACTGCTTTTGAGACAATGGTAACCAGGGGATGGGCCAGTATAGAAGTTGACTGGTTAACAAAAGGAAGTAAAACGCATTTAGCACCTGATGTTACTTATTTTAATCATGATCCATTAAAGCCTCTTAATATTGCAGAGGATTTATTTTGATGAACAACGACATAAAAACATCAATCATCATAAATATGTTATTTAGAACATTAACTTCAATTTTCCCGGCGTTTAAACAAGCATGGCCCTCTGAGCCTGATTTTGAAGACGCCAAAAAAGAATGGTTAAAAGCTTTTATTCAGGCCGGAATAACAGATATTAATCAAATTAAAAATGGAGTAAACGCTTTCAGATTAATGGCGAATCCTTTTGTTCCGTCACCTGGTCAATTTATAGCGTTATGCAAACCATCGCGCGAATCATTAGGGATTCCTTCGAACGATCAAGCCTATCGTATCGCTTGCATAGCTAGCGGTAAATTTTCAGATAAAAACTGGGTGCATGTTACAATTGAACATGCGGCAACAAAAATCGGGAAGCTTGATTTGAACTCCAAACCTGAAGCCTATACGTATAAAATATTTGAACGTCATTTCGAAAACAGCATACAAGATTTTATTAACGGCAAATTACAAGATACATCCACAGCTATAATTGATGACTCAAAAGAAACAGTTGAACTATCCAAACAACATGAAATTGCGAATCGGTTTAAACATATTAACAATCATTCAAAATGGAGAGACGATATGATCAAAGTAGGATTCTTAAAACCATGAACTGGCTTTACACTGAATTTTTCCCATATTGTTTAGAGCATGGCGTTGATATCAAACCGGAAGATCAACGACACATTGCGATCACAATATACAAAATCCCACTAAACGAACGTAAAGCCGTTATGGCGCGTTATTTCACCGCCTGGCAACAAGGAATGCACTTAGCGTCCTGCGCGTCACTACGACAAGATGTGGGGCGTAAATACGCAAATAAATTACTAATCGCTGAATGCAAACTATGGGAATAATAAGATAATAATATGATCGCATAATATACAATGCATACATTATGAACATATCGCATCATAGGTTTACGATATTATATGTATTATGTACAATAGTGACAAAAACACGGGGTTAGCCTACATTTTGTATAAAATATAACAGGATGTAATTTGTGAAAAAAAAGTACGGATACAATATTGATCTACGGTCGTTTGAAGAATATTGCGAGCGCATGGGTGTGATGTTGTTGGCCGAAGATATTATGTTTATACGTGACAGGCTTAGTTGTCATCATGTTGATGATCATCGCAAGATATTGCATGAGTATGTTAAATGTTGGTTAAAAATGATGGGCGAATGCGAATGTCGTACAGCTGCGCAGAATTTCGGTAGACGTATGGCTAATAGTTGGTTATTAGGGGTGTAGGAGCGCGTTAGCGCCCCGATTAACTGGGGTTGGGGGTTTTGCTTAGATATGTGTTTACGACGCTTAGCAGCCAAATCAGATTGGTTTGAAGCATTTTAATTTGATCTATGCTTAAACTTGTATAGCAATCGTGGTTTTCTGCTTTGTTGATAAATGACAGTTCGTGCTGGTTTAGCATTTCGAGTGGCGATAATTCTGGTGTGTAGTGTTCTCGCATTAAGTCGAATAGGTCTAGCATTTATAAAATTCTCCGCATTTAATACAGGTGTGAGTTTGTCCATCAGGGTGAGTCATTACAAAAGTTGCTTCATGTACACATATTTCTTTAACGTTTAACCCGCACTTTTCCGCTAATTTTTTATCATTCAAATAAACAGCTAAGCGTTTCAACCATTTCGGAATAATCATCTGTAAAGATCTCCGCATTTTTTGCATTTAAAACATTCAGTTCTTGCGCTCATATCAGCATCTTGTTGTATATATACTTGACCATCGCTTTCATGAATTTTGCAAAAGTAATTATCAATCATGGAGTGGATTTTATCTAATAATGGATCGTTGGTTATTTGTGATACATAATCTTTCTCATGCCAGTCAACCATCATCGACATTAGGTCTAATAACTCTGCTTTTGTGAAGTCATTCATTTTTGACCGCCTTTGTTTTTGATTCGCCACAAAAATACCCATAACAAATACCCAGCATCCCACTCCAGTTTTCCGGCAAATTTGCTATTTCGTATTCTCGCATAAGCTCCGGTGTAAGTTTTCTGCCGCATTCGTTCGTACAATTGGGCGATGCGCAAAACGCACGGTCTTTAAAGTTCAATATTTTGTTTCATCCTATAATCTTGCAATTGTTTGATTATATCAGTCATTTTTGTTTCTAAATCTTCGATTTGGTCTAACGACAAAACCATACAGTGAATCGCCTCATTAACATCTACTACGACAATATGTTTACCTGTGCTTGTTTGTGGAGTTATTCGAAATAAATTCATTCTTCTTCTCCGTCTAAATCCCATTGTGCTTCACGAAAATCTTGCTCTTCTTGATATTGTTCTGGTTCGTCGCCGTGGCAATCTTCTGTTTTCATAACGTTCTTTCGTTAACAATATACAGCCATTATATTATTATTTAATAACAATAGCAAGCTATAAATGCATACAAAATGGAAGGATTTAGACCGCGGCTTGAAAGTCATATAGAATAAGGGTTTTGTTGTGTTTACTCACAGACTTTTCAACAGATATTGGGGGTTAAATTACATGCCGTTACCATTTGATTTTGATTATAAAAAACCGGATTATAACGAAGTATGGGATTGGCGTATGGAGCGTTATCTACGTTTGAAACAAACCCCTGAGATGTGGGATACATTGCGATTGTTTTATCGCAGCAACCCTGCGCAGTTTATTATTGATTGGGGTGTTACAAGTGATCCTCGAAATGTCGAGCGTGGACTGCCGGTGCTTATGCCTTTTTTGTTGTTACCTAAGCAGGAAGAGTGGGTGCATTGGTTATTAGACCGTTGGAAAAACAGGGAGCCCGGCTTGGTTGAAAAATCACGCGAGTGCGGTCTGTCTTGGCTTACTGTTAGCGTTGCATCAACTCTTTGTTTGTTTTATGAGGGAATGAATATCGGCTTCGGTTCCCGCAAAGAAGAGTACGTTGATAAAAAAGGTGATCCAAAATCGCTCCTGTGGAAAGCCAGACAATTTATTTCACGACTCCCGAGGGAATTTCGAGGAGATTGGGAAGAAAAAAAACATAGTCCGTACATGCGTATTGAATTTCCTAACAGTGGCTCTGTTATCACTGGCGAGTCTGGGGACGGTATAGGACGAGGGGCAAGAACCTCAATAACATTCATTGATGAAAGCGCCTTTATTCCACGCGCCGAGCTTTTGGATGCTTCGTTATCACAAACAACTAACTGCAGAATTGATGTATCAACACCAAGAGGAATGAATAATAGTTTTGCAAGAAAACGATTCGGTGGAAAAATAAACGTATTTACGTTCCATTGGACAGATGATTTAAGAAAAGACCAGGCGTGGTATGAAAAAATGTGTCATGACATTGACGATCCCGTCGTCATAGCTCAAGAGATTGATTTAGATTACTCAGCATCTGTCGAAGGCATTTTAATTCCTTCAGTATGGGTGCAATCAGCTGTAGATGCCCATTTAAAACTTAATATAAAACCCACAGGCACACGCAAAGCAGGAATAGACATTGCAGACGAGGGGATAGATAAAAACTCGCTATGCGCGCGCCATGGTATACTCGTGGAGCATCTTGAATCATGGAGCGGAAAAGGGAGTGATATATACGATACGGTTGAAAGGGCCTTTAGGCTTTGTGATGAGTTGCATTTACCTAGCGCTGATTATGACGCTGATGGTCTTGGGGCTGGCGTTCGGGGTGATGCTCGTGTCATTAATCGCGATCGTGTGGCTGCTGGGTTATCTAAAATCAATTTTAATCCTTTTAGAGGCTCAGGTGCGGTTGTCGATCCCGAAGGTAACCCATTTCAGTCGTCGTCAGAGATTAAAGATCGCGAACCAGGCAGAACAAACGAAGACTTTTTTGCTAACGCTAAAGCGCAAGCTTGGTGGTCGCTAAGACGCAGGTTTCAATTAACATACCGAGCAATAGTAGAAAAACTACCCGTAGACCACGGCGACATTATTTCAATATCAAGCGCAATTCCAGACTACAAAAAACTGTTAGTTGAATTATCACAACCAACATACTCACAAAATAACAACGGTAAAATTTTGATAGACAAACAACCACCTGGTTGCAAATCCCCGAATTTGGCCGACTGCGTTATGATTGCATTTGCTCCTGTACCTGGCGCACGACGAAGCATATTTAATCTTTAGGGTTAAAAATGTAATTTATGACCTCTAGTGGTCATAAACTTATGGCTCTGTACTCGGTCAATATGACCCGGTTGTTAAATTTTAATTCAAGAGTAAATGACTGATTTATCCATAACCATTTTCTTTTCTCCATTCACCCACCCATTCATACCCTTTCACTCCGTGAGCAAACTCTTGTAATTCGGTGATTGTGGGTTTTTTTGTTTTTGAAGTTGAAGTTGCGTAAGCATCGCTATTGTCTTTCTTATTGCTTTTAAGATCTGAATTTTCCATATACCGTTTTTGGGTAAGCTTAGGTGACCCATTTTTGGGTAAGCTTCCGGAAATAACGGGTACGCTTGGTTTTTGAGCATACCCAATAACGGGTACGCTTAATGTAACTCTGTACACAGGCGTGCTTTTGGTTTTCCCTTTCATTTCACCCGTTTTCACTATTAATTTTTTTTCAGATAATGAAACAAGAGCTTTATAAACGGTTTTTTTATCCAATGAAGTACTTTCACAAAGTGATTTAGCTGAAGGCCAGCACTCATATGTTTTTTCATCGGCACGAAAGGCAAGCACATTTAAAGTAGAATGTTCAGATGATAATAAATATTTAATTTTATAAGAAAGATTTACTAGTTCTATGCTCATTTGTTATACTATTCCCATGATGTTGTTTCGTTTGTCTGTCACTTCATCTTGTATTTGATACATACACTAGCCGCGTATATCGTCGAAAAATCTACGCGGCAATCCCTTGTCTAGCCTGCATTATACACAAGTCATTGATTAAATTATATAAATCAAAAACTCTCGATATGGCATATAATCTAACTTTGTAGCATCATAACGTTTACTATCGTCCGCTAGCTTGCAGGAGTTTTTAATGTTGTCGAAATGGATTAACAAATTAATAAACAAAAAAACAGAAACACCCGCTCTTGTCGCGCCTAAACCGGAACGACCAAGACAAATTTATTACGACAACACACAAAACAGTCTTCAGTCACAAATTGAAGAAAAAATGGAAGATTTGTTCAAAAACGCAATCAATCCAGCCGTAGCGATGGATACCGCAAAAAACAAAGGCGCTTCTACGTTTGCGATGGACAATCAGCTGTCTCCTAAACAAGCATTTAACACGCAAAACCTGCCAGAAGCGCAAGTTATGTGGTATCTGAATCAGTCGTTTATTGGCTACCAGCTTTGTAGTTTGCTCGACCAACAATGGTTAATCTCTAAGTGCTGTCTGATGCCCGCCAAAGACGCGACAAGAAACGGCTACGAAATTACAGTTAATACAGGGGGGGATGATGGCGTTAACCCTGAAGTTTTGGATTACATACGTGAAGCAGATGTACGGTATCAACTCAACCGAAACCTCATTCAATTCGTCCAAATGGGGCGGGTTTTTGGTATACGTCATGCTATGTTTATCGTGGAATCTGACGATCCTGATTATTACCTTAAGCCATTTAATCCAGATGGGGTAATGCCCGGAAGTTACAAAGGCATATCACAAGTAGATCCGTATTGGATGGCCCCACAATTAGATGCCGAAGCCGCAGGCAACCCCGCAAACATTTACTTCTACGAACCCACATGGTGGATAATCAACGGCAAGCCGATACACCGCACACATTTAGTTATTTTCAGAACCGAAGAAGTAGCCGACATTCTAAAACCCGCTTACATTTACGGGGGTGTACCGATACCCCAGAAGATAGCGCAACGAGTCTTTGCGGCAGAAACAACAGCTAATGAGGCTCCAATGCTTGCAGCCACCAAGCGTACAGACGTAATGAAACTAGACTTGGCTCAAGCCGCAGCAAATCCTATTAATGTAGCTAACACACTTAATCAATACGTCACTAATCGTAATAATTTTGGCGTTAAACTCATTGGCTTGGATGATGAATATCAACAGCATGATATTTCACTTGCTGATTTAGATTCTGTGATTATGACGCAGTTTCAACTTGTGGCAGCAGCAGCAAACGTACCGGTTACAAAGCTTCTGGGAACCACTCCAAAAGGTTTTAACGCAACCGGCGAGTATGATGAATCATCATATCACGAAGAACTTGAGAGCATCCAGAAACACGATTTAACACCAATGATTGAACGCCATCATCTGTTATTGATACGTTCTGAAATAGCACCTAATTTTGGCATTGAACCATTTCACACGACTATCGCATGGAATCCTCTTGATGCAATGACTGCCGAGGAGCTAGCTGTATACAACAAAACGAAAGCGGAGACGGGTAGCATCTTGATGCAATCAGGGGCTATTGATGGATACGATGAACGTGAACGCATTGCCAGCGACCCGGATAGCGGTTATAACGGACTCGATACAAATATGACACCAGATGAACATCATGGTGAAATGATTGAGAGCGATCCAAACGAGGGTAGTTAATGCCTAAACAATTTCCGCTAACAAAAAAACGGCAAGCTTGGGTAGAAAACAGAAAAACAAAATTGCTGGGAACCAAACTTGCGCATAACGCAAGTCTTGAACAACGCTACGCTACGGAATTGCGAAGACTTGTCATACAAATGACAAGCGAAACGTTGCGTGAAATTAACAAGTTATTTAGAACAGAAACTAGCAAAGAATTTATTGCGCAACAAAAACAACAAATGGCCATGGACGCTAACATCGGTAGTATGGCGAGAATACTTATGAACGCGTTAACGGATAAATTTACAAAGTTATTTGCGAAAAAATCAAAATCAATTGTCGATCAAATGCTATCAGGTGCAGAAAAAACCAGCACTTCTATTGTACACGCCAGCCTTAACAAGTTGTCTGGAGGGCTGTCTTTAAAAACAGGAATTGTATCTCCGGGCTATGAAAATATAGCAACAGCTATCACTGCAGAAAACGTAAACTTAATTAAATCTATTTCTCAAAAGTATTTAGACGACGTAACCGGCGCGGTTATGCGCTCAATAACGCAAGGCGAAGGATTAAAAGATTTAGTACCTGAGATACAGAAATACGACGGACAAACGTATCGACGAGCTAAAAACATCGCATTAGATCAAACACGCAAAGCTTACAACACGATTAACGCGCAAAAACTTACCACGCTTGGTATAACTCATTTCATCTGGCGTCATTCAAGCGGAGGCATAACGCCGCGAGAATCACATCTGCACATCTTAAATGGAAAGACGTTTAGCTTTGAAAATTTAATTGAAGAACAAACCGCTTTAGGTGTAGCTGAGCGTGATCGAGGCTTACCAGGCATCCCGGTGAATTGTAAATGCACTATATTGCCAATAATAGACTTATCAGAATAATTATAACACAAGGATATTGTTATGAAAATTAATTTGATGACTGTTTTACGTAATTATCAAGCCAAATGGTTAGCGGCTGACATTGCTTTGATTACGGATATTTTTGCTAATGGCGTGTGGGGTAGCGAATATTACAAAATGTTCGAGGTGTTTGGTGTTGAAGCCAGCACTGTAAATGCTGGCATATCTGGGTTGCAAATACTTCGCGTATTTATATTGCTATATCAAGGAGCAGTTGAAAGACAGACGAGGGAAATGGACAAAGCTTAAAGAACACCTATCCAATGAAACCCAATATAAGCAACAACAAGCTGCAGAACTGCGCACATAAACCCGCAGCTTTTTGAAATTGATTCTAGTTTTTTTATCATAATCTCATTATCAGATAATTTTGTTTTTGGTTTGCCCCACATAGTTACTCTTCCTTTTTTATTAAACACACGCTAATTATATTATTAATTGATAACAATAACAAGTAAACAATCAATTATTATTGTTATTGCGTTATACTATTAATAGGGTATACTAGAGACATATAGGGTGACTCCTCCATTTGAAGCCCTTTATTTGCAATCGGGTTGATCCAGACAAGACTATCCGTGCCATAAGCCGACATCATTCGGTCTTGTTTGGTCTGATTGTGTTATAATCCATAACGTGGCTGTACTTACTAAAGTAGGGGCGCGTCATGGAAAAGCAAATATTGTCTAGAAAAATCACTGAAACGCGTATTCATGCGTCATTAAAGATTCCTGCGGTACTTGATTTAAAAATGGATTTAACCAAGAAATCACAAAAAGATTATTGTCGGTTTTTTGACGCTGAAAAAAGCGTTGAAATGAAGACAATAATGGACGACAACCATGATACTCCAACGCTTGAGACTAAATTTTAATCAACAATTACAAAACAAATTAATTTATTTGTTTTGTAATTGTTGATGGATTTTTATTGTATTTAGCTCGATAACGCTAGCGGTGTGATTAGCTGCTGCATTAACATAATTAAGGATTGCTTCTGACATAATGTGAACATCGTTGTAATCTAACTACGAATGTTCTAATGGTGGAATCTAGATACTCAAGTATGATGACTTATGACAAAACACATGAATATTGTGGTTTACCTTTATTTTGTTGATTAAATTGAGATTAACTACAAACAAAATTTTACAAGGATTATTGATGCGACGGATATTATTGCTTACTACAATTTTGCTGATAAGTTGCGAGTCACCTCCTCAGCAATTACAAGCTCAACCAACGAGCAACCAAGAGCATCCCGCGCAGGCTTCGCAGCAATCATCTGGATTGGTTGATCATATGATATCGAGCGCGGCAGGAGGTTTTGCAGCGGGCGCTGGGGCTGCAGTTGCGCATCAAGCAACAACGGGATTAATCGACAAGTGGCGAACTCATGCGCGGGCGCGTAGAATAAATAATATACGCAATCGAAGGAGATGATCGTGCCTCTAGCCCAGGGTAAAAGTCAAAAAACAATCAGCAAAAACATACAAACGGAATTGAAAGCCCATCCCAGCATGCGACCCAAACAAGCCGCCGCTATTGCTTACTCAGAAGCTCGGCAATCAAAAGACACTGAATCCGCGCGCTCTCATGATTTAAATGGCTATATGGACGTATCCGGTTCAAATATTAGTCGTGTTGGCGTGTTTCCTTATTCCGGCGCACAAATAGCGGCGGAACTTGAAGGCGATCGAATTTATATGGTTTATCGCCCTGAAGAATCTTTATCAGACCTAGAAACAATCGAATCGTTTAAATTACTACCGTTTACTGATGAACATGCTATGCTAGGAGCTGAAGACGGAACTATCCCTGCCGAACAAAAAGGGGTTCATGGGATAACGTCATCTAATGTATATTATGAGGCGCCTTATTTGAAAGCTGATATTAGAGTTTTTTCGGAACATCTTAAAGACTTGATTTCAAAAGGCAAAACAGAGTTATCCATTGGTTACCGATGTCTGTACGAACAGAAAGCGGGCGAGTATGATGGGCAGAAGTACGATTTTATTCAGCGTGAACTCCGAGGAAATCACCTGGCTTTAGTCGACGAGGGGCGTTCTGGCCCGGACGTTGCTGTTCTAGACAGCTTTACGTTTGTTTGCGATACGATGGGAATGATTCATCCCGATTTACCGAAACCAGACTCCATGGAGAAACGCGAAATGGAAAAGATAGATGGCAGTGAGATGTATCAAGAAGACGAAATGTCGCTTGAAGAGTGCGGAAAGATGGTTAAAGAATTGATGGCAAAAGTTGAGAAAATGATGTCAGCAGAAAAAGCAGAAGCTGAAATGATGGACGAAGAACCTGAAATCAAAAAAGAGCTTAGCAAAGAAGCTGCTGCTGAAGGCGATGCTAAAGATGCAGAAGCCGATCCTGATGATTTTGTTAGTCGTGCAAACATTGAAGATAGCGACGAAGATCCACAATACGAAGCTAGCAAAATGAAAGAAGCAGAAGCTCGCGACGAAGACGAAGAAAAAAAAGACGGCGATAAATCCAAAGGGATGGACAGCCAACTTAAATCAATCATGCGCGAAATTTCACGACGAGATACACTCGCTAGTCAATTATCAAATCATATCGGCACATTTGATCACAGTCAAAAAACTGTGCAAGAAGTGGCGCAATACGGTGTTAAAAAGCTAGGATTGTCTTGCCGAAAAGGGCACGAAGAATCCGTATTATCTGGCTACCTCGCTGCATCAAAAGGTAATCGTCCAGTTATCGCAGCACAAGACAGCGGCCTAAAAGCTAGCGGTATTGATGCTTATTTGAGAGGGGTTAAATAATGTCTTTCCAATCTACTGTATATAATATTCAAGGTTTCGGCGTTCCTGGCGAATTGTTCACTGATTCACCTTATCAAGCTCAACCTTTTACAATTCAATCTGCTTCAGCTGCTTATAATATTATTGGCGCAACTGCTTGCACAATTACAAGCCAAGGATTTTGTCAAGCTGGTTCGGCTGGCACATTGGGATTTGCAGGGTTTTTAGTGCAACCAAAAGCAAGCGCATTGTTTGGTACAGGTGGCGTTCCATTGGCTCCCACATTGACATTGAACAATTTCCAAATTGCTGAATGCTTAACAATGGGCGTTATCATTGTAACGCTACCAGCCGCTGCTGGCATTGGTGATAATGTGATATACGACAACACCACAGGCGCATTATCAACTATCGCGCAAGGTGTTAACGTACCGGTTGGTAAAACTTTTGCTAACGCAATTGTTAGTTATTTTACACAAGGCATCGCAGGGACAGCATTGGCAGTCATTACTGTTAATCCTACTTTCTTAATCCCAACTCACGCCTAATTTTTAAGGATAAATAATTATGTATAGCGTTAGCAAAGAAAGGTCTTATATCTCTGGCCGTAATATCAAGGCCTTGGATAACTTTAACGTTCGCGAATACGAATCACTTAACAAGATTGGTATTAACTTAAATCGCGAAACTGTTAATCGTTTAATGCGCGGCAAAGCGGCTTGCGATTCCATGTTCGCAACAGACAGCTTGCAACCAACAGTGACCACTGGAAGCATCGGTACACCTGTGCAATTTCTGCAGGAATGGCTCCCGGGATTCGTGCAAGTAATCACCGGCGCACGAAAAATAGACGAGTTCATCGGTATTCTAAATACCGGATCCTGGGAAGATGAACAAGTTGTTCAAGGTATCTTGGAACGTACTGGTACTACAATGCCATATGGCGATTACACTAACGTACCACTAAGTTCTTGGAACGTTAACTTCAACTATCGTACTGTTGTGCGATTTGAAGAAGGTATGAAAGTCGGCAACCTGGAAGCTGCACGCTCTGCTAGAATGCGCGTAGACGATCAAGGCATGAAACGCGAAGCTGCTGCGGTTTCTTTGGAAATCACACGTAACTTGGTTGGCTTCAATGGGTTTAATGCTGGCGACAATAATACTTATGGATTTTTGAACGATCCAGGCCTTGGCGCATTTCAATTAGTAGCTGCAGGCGTTGCAGGTCGCACATGGGCTGTTAAAACATTCCTGGAAATCCAAAAAGACTTGTTAACCGCACTACAGACATTGCGAACACAATCACAAGATACTATCGACCCAGAAACTGTTGATATTACTCTTGCGGTTGCGACAAGCGCCGTGGATTACTTGGCTAAAACTTCTGATTTCGGTATCAGCGTTCGCACTTGGTTACGTGAGGCTTATCCTCGCGTGCGCGTTGTATCCGCTCCTCAGCTTAATGCTGCTAGTGGTGGACTCAATGTGTTTTACATGTACGCCGATGTCATTGCAGATATGAGCACTGACGGTGGCCGCGTTTGGATTCAGCCTGTGCCTACAAAGTTTCAAGTATTGGGCGTGCAACAGCTTGCAAAAGGCTACGAAGAAGATTTTTCGAATGCAACTGCTGGTGCGATGCTAAAACGGCCTTATGCTGTTACAAATTGGTATAATATTTAACAATAAATCGTAATATTAATTTGCTCCTGTCAATTCAGGGGCAAATTTTTAATCCTCATTAAAAACACGATTTGCGGTTTCAAATATTTTTTTGATTTCTATATCGTCTTTATCTTTTATTTCAAAATTATTAATATAATCTTGCCTGTCACTTTTGCTTAGCATCGAAAACAACTCCAATACAATGTAATTTAGTTTTGACGACAGTGTTTTATAAAAACCATGCTCAACCATTAAAACATCCAATGTTTCGTGAACGTTTTTAGTAATTTCTTTTACACGCGGCGATTGTTTTTCAAAATCCAACAAAAAATTTTCTATAAATTCAACAAAGATTTCACTCATGATATTTTTATTCCTAGTAGTTATATTATTATTATATAACAATAACCATAAGCTATCAACATAATATATACTGATTTGATTAAAACTACGGATGATAAAAAATGCCTTTTTATGTGTACTCAACAATAACCAACGGTGTTGCCTTTTGCGAATACGAAGACAATGCCTCTAATGAGCTGGCAATTACAAAACGATGGCCTGATGGCACCCCAATGAAAGTTATCATTGAGGGCGGTCACGGCGTATCCAATAAACATTTTTTTACGCCTCAAGGTGTTTGTACTAAAGTATCAGACCGGGACATGGAAATCCTTTTAAAAAATGACGCATTCCAAGGATTCATGGAACGAGGTTTTATCACTTACGACAAAAAGAAAGTAGCACCAGAAAAGAAAGCACGCGACATGGCACCAAAAGACAAAAGCGCGCCTTTAACTCCTGCCGATTTTAAGCTCGGGAAAAACAGCGATGACCATATGAACACTTATACAACAAACACTCAAAAGGCTATGTAAATGACAACACCCGTTATCCTCACATTTGACTACGCTGCTTTTATAGCTCAATGCCCGGCGTATTCAAATGTTGTCGCGTATCCAGAAGCCACGCTATCGGCGTACTGGACTAGCGCAACAAACTATATGAGTGATGTCGGGAATTTCGGCGTAGTAAACGGCACGGCTCGACAATACGGACTCAATAACATGACCGCGCACTTGGTGTTTATTGCAGGCCTGATTGCAGCTGGTCAAGTGCCTGGATTAATGCAAAACGCAACAATAGATAAAGTTACAATTGCTCTCACGCCACCACCGCTTAAAAGCCAGTGGCAATGGTGGCTTAGCTTGTCTCCATACGGACAAATGCTCTTAGCTCAATTACAAGGAGCGTCCGTAGGCGGTCTTTTTGTATCCGGTCCATATGGCGGGGTACAAGGATACCTGCCCAATTATAATTTTTCCTGGGATGGTTGGTTATGATCGTAACTAAAATATTTAGCGCAGACGGCGTTAAACTTTTGAACGCGATTCAACGATTAGAAAAAAAATCTGTAGCTGTGGGCTGGTTTGAAAAATCCCATTACGATGACGGTACGCAAGTTGCAACAGTTGCAGCACAAAATGAATTCGGAAATCCCAATAAAAACATACCGGCTCGCCCGTTTATGCGTCCTACTGTTATTCATGACAAAAAAAAGTGGGAAAAACTTACAACTGACGGCGCAAAAAAAATATTAAAAGGTGAACTAACAATTGATAATGTTTTGGTTTTGCTCGGGCAACAAGTAACCAGAGACATCAAAGACACTATCAGCAAAATATATTATCCAGCATTAGCAGAACGAACTGTATTAGCTCGGATTGAGCGCAGTTCAAAATTATCACGCATCAAAGGCCCTATTAAGAACGCAACACTAGGCTCAGTGACAAAACCATTGATTGACACTGGTATCATGTTTAATACGATAACGCACGAATTGCGGGACGAATAAAATGATTCCAGGCGCAAACATCCTTAATATGGCATTGCAAATCATCGCAAAACAAACCGTACAGTATTATGCTTTTGTAAGTCGCGCGCTCAATGCTGTTGGCCAAGATATTGCTACTTATGCGGCGGTGCAAAATATCGTCGGCAGCTGGCAGCCGGTACCCAGACAAGTTTATGTTTTGTATGGATTAGATTTACAAAAAGATTACTTTACTTTTTATACGTCAAATAATGTGCTAGATGTTACCCGCGACGTTTCTGGCGATCAAATCGCTTATCGTGGCCGCCGCTATCAAGTAGAGTCAAATAACGACTGGTATCAACTAGATGGCTGGAAAGGTATTTTGTGCGTAGGACTGGGGGCAAGCAATGCCTAATTTAACGGATAATTCGCTCATACAATTATTTTTGCCCATCATTAATGCGCAATTAATTGTAGATGGTTTTACGACCACGGTTGTTAAGCAGTCTAATCAACCCACGATGCAAGGCATAAATACTGTGCCTACAGTATATTTTTTTAAAGTTGCTGATAAGCGATATGGTTTTTTAGGACGAAATGACGTTTGGAATGATATTGATTCAGAAATGGTTCATACAGAATCGCAATACATTGAAAGCACCTGGCAATTTTCTGCTCTTGTTTTGCAGAATCCTAGCAACACATCATTGCCTACAGCGAGTGATTTAATAAATGATGTTGCAAGCATAATGCAAAGTGATAAAACTAGGAATATACTAAATGCATCTGGCGTTGGGGTACTTAGAATAACAGATATCCGCAACCCATATTTTCAAGATGATAGGGACAATTTTGAAGCCTCACCTAGTTTTGATATAACGTTTGTTTATCAAAACATCAGGACGTCTACAAGCCCTGTTATTACCGACTTTGTACCTGCAATCTACGGAGTGTAACAGATGGGAATTAATATTAATCGATACGTTGATATAACATCAACGGTTGGCGCTGGTGGCGTGCCGCCTGTTCGTTCGCTAATCGGTAGATTGTTTACAGGTAATAGTAAATTACCACCACAAACTTTTATTGAATTTACTAATGCTACGGATGTCGGTACTTATTTTGGTACGGCATCAGAAGAATATGCTCGAGCTTTGTTTTATTTTACTTGGGTAAGTAAATCAAATACCACTGCGGATGCGATTCAGTTTGCTCGATGGGCGACTGTTGCGGTAGCGCCTATGATTTATTCAATACCTAATAACGCTGCTGATTTAGCTGCTTTGCAAGCAATTAGTGCCGGATCGTTTGGGTTAACAATCGGCGCAACTTCTCACGTTTTAACGGGCATTGATTTTACTGGCGCAACTTCTCTCTCTGACGTGGCTTCTGAATTACAAACAGCAATTAGATTGCAATCTGGGGCTGCGTTTGCAACTGCCACGGTTGTCGAAAGCAATGGTGGTTTTATTTTTACGGCTGGTGCTACGGGTGCGGCTGAGATATCAGTACAAGTAGCCGGAGGCGGCACGGATATAACAGCTGAAGGTTTGCTGGGATGGTTTCCTGGAAATACTTACTCAAGCAATTTATCTGCTATCCCGCCTTTATTTACTAATGCGATTTATGCGGCCAACGCAATATGGGCTAGAGGTTCGGCAGCAGAAACTATATCTGCCGTTCTAACAGCCTCTTCTGCAGTATCTAATAATTTCGGCTCTTTTCTGTTTTTAAATAATTTAAACGTAACTTTAAGCCAAGCAATTGCGGCAGCAACTTGGAATCAAACGCAGAACGTCGAATATCTTTATACTGTTCCTGTAAGCGCCGCAAACGCTGCTGCGTGGTCAAATGATACAACAGGGTTAGGATTAATTGGCGGATGTTGTTTGACGCTTCAAACGCCTTCTTTTACAGCCGTTGGAACCGTAGCATCAGCATCAAATCAAGTGACAGGATTGTTAAATAATAACCGTATGACTGCGGGGATGTTGGTTTCAGGCACAAACATTCCTACAGGAACAACAATCCTATCTATTAACAGCACGACGTTCGCATTAACTTTGTCAGCCAATGCCACAGGAAGCGCCACAGAAACCATTACATTTTATCCTAATGAGTTTCCCGAGCAGTGTCCTATGATGATAGAAGCAAACACAGATTACACGGCTGATAATTCGGTTCAAAATTACATGTTCCAAAATTTTGATCCATTTTTAACGCCTAGCGTTGTTTCTGATGATTTAGCTGATGTTTATGATGCGCAATATGTGAATTATTACGGTCAAACTCAAACATCAGGGCAAGTATTTAATTTGTATCAACGAGGATTAATGCTGGGCCCGATTACTTCGCCGCCTGACATGACGACTTATGTTAATGAATTGTGGCTAAAAGATGATATGACCGCTGTGTTGTTTACGTTGCTTATGCGATTAAAACAATTGCCAGCCAACACACAAGGTCAATCGTTAGCTTTATTGTCTATACAAGGCGTCATTAATCAAGCATTACTGAATGGTGTTATTTCTGCAGGAAAAACTTTAACAACGATTCAACAAGGATTTATTACTGATACAAGCGGTGATGCAAATGCATGGTATCAAGTACAAAATTCCGGGTATTGGGTTGATGTGGTCATTGATGCTATTACTAATCAAGCAGAGTATATTTTGATTTATTCAAAAGATGATGTGGTTCGTAAAATTATCGGTCAGGATATTTTGATCTAACTGAGGGGCAAACATGTTTAACGTTAGCGGTTTTGGTACAAGTGTAAATATTTTAGCCTCGGTTACTTATCCGATAGGTTTGCAAATCACACAATTT